TTTTTCTCCCTTTTGATAATGATTATTTTTCTTCTTCTTCTATACTAGAGTATAAGAGAGTAGAAGATTAGTATGGTAGGTATTAGAGATTGATTTTATAGAAGTTTATTTTACAACTAAGTCCCTTCTCAAGCTAACTCACATGATCCCCCTGAACATGCTAACTCCTGAGAAGCTATAGTATAGTCCTCCGACTCATAGGAGGGTAGTTTGCTCCAATCTAAGGTAGGCATCTTCTTCAGCAAGACCTTATAATCTTCTTTACTAATATCCTGATACACTGCTTGCTTGTAGATGTGATCTGAATACGGAAGAAAGGAGACTCCAGATATACCTTCAAAATGGCGGTGAACAAATGCTCCTACATCCAGCCACTCCTCCTCCTTTACTGAGACTGTTTGGGACACCTTATGTTCCGTCCATGCATGAGAATATAAACTGTGTAGTACCATCTGATCAACTGCAGATAAGTCCTCTCTACATAAGGCTCCATCAGGAGCTTTCATAGGGAACGAAAAGACTACACCTGAATCAGGTTTGGTGATGTCATCTTCGTAAGGTATCCCCTGATCAATCATAAGCTGAGTGATAGGATCTTTTTTATCTCCACGTACAGTCCTAATGAAATAAGGATTGTGACGGGTATGGATACCGGAGGCTGAATCTACCAGTTGAGAAACAGTACCACTTGGTTTGATAGCAGTGATAGCAGCCGAAACAGGGATACCTAACTGCTTAGCTGTCCTTGTATTCTCAACGATGGCAGTGTCCTTTAAGTCCGTCAAGTGATCTGCAATAGATCCGGCAGTATTAAGATCCATCATTGAGGAACCATTGGTCAATTGATTATCCATAATACCTGTCAAGCTCACTCCCAATAACCGTTCCTCCTCACAGTTTGTACGCCACTTGCTGGAGATATAACGGAAGTCGGTCAAGGTGCTTTGCCATGTGCCGAGGATGGTAGCTAACCTTACTTTTCGGGTTATAGCTGCCCATGAATCATTGGCTCTTACTACTGCTTCTGTAAGGTTACAGAACTCCTGAGACCTAAGGATAATTTCAGAGCATGGATTAGTCCCAAAATCATCTCTTAACTCTCTCCTGCCTTCCAAGAACTCAGTATGTTTCTTAGCATTCAAGGAACTGAAGATGCCCCTCTCTCCTGACTTACTCTGATACAGAGAACGCCACTCTTTGAGAAAGGTTCCAGTATCAGGTTTAGCATGATAGTTAGCTGAGTTGTTAGCCAAGTAACGCTGTCCATCAGAGAAACCAAACTCACCTGACTTGCAGGTTCTCATCTCGTCATCACCCAAGTCTGAGAGGGAGAGCAGAGCGGACCTCCGTACTCCTCCTACAACAATTGTTTCTGCCACCTTACAGACAATATCGTGGCATTCTAAAGGACGTAGTTTCCGGCCTATTGCTACCTTGAATTTATCGACGGTGAAATGCATCAACTTGTCTAATGGTTCAGGTCCCGAAGCACGGCCTCCAAAGGTTTTTAGGATTGCTCCTGCAGGGCGTACCTTCGATAAATCCCATGTAGGTACAAGACCGTTGTACAGCATCGAAATCAGTTCTCTGAATGCTCTAGCCCAGCCTAGCTTGGAGTCTCTGACAATGATGACTGTCTCAGTTGGATGTAGTACTTCAGGTATCTCAGGAAGCTTCTCAACATGCTTCTCCTCCACGGAAAAACCTACTCCTGTACCGTTCATTAAAACATACAGTATCTCATCAAAAGCTCGTATACTATCTATATGAGTATACGCACAGTTGTATCCTGCAATGTTCTCCTTTTTTAATGCCTCTCCTGCAGTCATTAAGCAACGCATACTTGGCATTACCTCTAAGTTCAGGACAGCTTCTTTCAGCTCTTTCCTGAGCTTCTTAGGTACCTTATACTTGTTGTTTGTCAGGAGATGTTCTTCAAAGAAAGAGAAATACCTTTCTACTGTCTCTTCCCAAGTCTCTCGTCTTTTCTCCTCATGATTCCATCTAGAGTAACGGCTGAGATGGATGTACTGTTGATACTGTGTAGGTAATTCAGTCATCATACCTTACTCCCCCATATTTTCCAGCCCACTACTAGAGCTAAGCCAAAAAGGATTCCAATCACACCGACTATCCAGATGGGGGATATAACGATCCACCATGACCACTTGATGACTCCTATTAATTTTAGTCCTATGAACAGGACTGTTAGTAACACTGTGAAACTCTGTATCATAAGTTCTCCTTTTGTTTATCTATTGGTTCAACTCGAAACTGGTGTGTTCTTAATAGCTCTTCAAAAATCCCAAACAGCTTGCTACACCTAAATTTATGTAGGTACTCTAAGCCTATCAAGGCATTTGCAATCTCATCCTCATTGAGGGGGGTTTTTCCGTCGAGGATCTCCTCCGTAACTAAGCGGATATCATCTACTGTCTGCCACGCCTGCATAATTGCATCTTCTAAATCAAATCTATCTTTCATTTCTCTCTTCCTCTCTTTCAATAAGTTTTTGAAGATATGTCCTAGCTTTCACTAGATCATTTATTCCACCTTTGTATGTATATCTCGTAACATACTTAACAATATTCCCCTCAAGGAAATCCAAATCATTTGCAATGATATACTGCAAAGGCTCTATTTCCTTCTCCTGATAGTGAGGAGGCTTTTCTATGTGATCATAGCTCCTACCCCCTAAATCCTCTGATGTATAATTAGTCATACCTCTCCTTCAAAAAGATTAACCTCATGAGTCTGTCGGTTGTACTCACCGTTCCGTAAAATGCGAGCCATCCTTGCATTTAAGAGTGCATCTTCTTTAGTCATGTGTGCTTTCTCATAAGTCTCAACTACCGCACTCCACAAATCCTGACCTTCTCGTTCTGCTTTCCTAAGAATCTTCTCTGCAGTCACCTTCCCTACCTTTGGACAACCTTTATAGTTATCAACTGGATCTCCTACCAAGGTTTGTGCATAGAAATTAAAATCTGCAGTCTCCTTATCGATTGCATAAACTAACTTCAGCTCCTTATCCCAATGAAGTCCTGGAATGGTTAGGAGGTCTTTATCGTCAGAGACAATCACATATTCGTTAGTCTTACTAGGTGTGGTTCCAATGATTCCGATGGTGTCATCAGCTTCTAAGGTAGGGAATATCTGGTATGGATATTTATCCTTGCAGTAGGCTAAAGCCGGAAGAAAACACATAGGCTTTCTATCACCTTTCCGGTGAGCTTTATACTCAGGATTTATTTCCTTACGGAAGTTAGCCTTATCCGAGAAGCAGAGAATCAATCTGTCGGCTTCCATCTGTTCAACAACTAAGCTGATCTGGTCATCAATAATTGTCTTCACATTGTTCAGGTCGGACCAGAGTATCCATTGTTCATCTCCCCAATCCACTTCCCTTTCCCCCACCCTACAAGCTTTATAGAGGAAGATGTCTGCATCAATAACTGCCACTCTATTCATAATCCCCTCCTCCCAGCAGATAAGGTATATCCTCATAAACATTAGGATCAGTCAGATCATACGCAAACTTCTCATACTCCTTAAACGAAACATAGGACGGGTTCCGAATCATTAAGAAAGGGATGATATATACTTTTGGAAAACAGACTGCACACAGGTAATCAAAGTCAGCTTCACTGTATGGATACATCTCCCGTCCGTGTCGGGAGTTCTTCTCTCGTTTTAAATAGACTCCTTGTCGGTGGAAGGTTGTCTTAACTTGTAGTCTGACAAACACCTCTCCTTTGGTCACAATAATATCGGCAGCACTACTAGGATTATCAGGTGTATACATGTCATATTTCCACCTGTGTAACAAATACCGTACTAAAGATTCCCCTGCTAACCCAATTGAATAGTTATCAGTGGGTTTCCGCCCAACTGTTTCCGATTTTGTATTTTCCTGTGAGAGGGATTCTAAGTCCATATCCATCTCCGGTAATACTAATTGCTTGGACGCAAATGTCACCGATCCTACTTGCATATTTCTCCTTGACTGTTAGTTGAACTTCGTCGTGAACGAAAGCTACTTGATTGTAGTCTTGTCCTAATATAAAACCTTCTTCCTGAAGTAGTTTGTGTAAATTAACTACCCATTTTTTACAGATAATAGCTCCTGCTGATTGGAGAAGAGTGTTCAAGGCTGCATGTTTAGATCTCACTGGAACCCAGCGACCATCCAAACCCCTAAGCTTACCTTGCTGTTCAGCCTTTTCCTGGACTACTTTTCTTAGTTTCTTGAGTGCTGGAATCTCATCCAAAAACTTCTTCTTGAGTTGTTTACCTTCTCGTTTTCCTTTACCTACAATCTCACCAATTTTCTGATCTCCTGCGCCATATAAGAACCCGTAGATAAAAGTTTTTGCCTGATCTCTAGTAGTAAGTCCGGCAGCTTCCTGATTATGAGTGTGTATATCTCCCTCCAGAAGTTTTTTACCGTATTCACCACCGTCATAGCGTGCAAGATAATGAGATAGACACCGCAACTCCAGACCAGAGACATCAACACCCAGTAGCTTATGGCCTCTATCTGGTACAAAAAGTGTCCTACACGCCTCCCCAAAGGGTGCGTTAAGATTCGGAACTTGAGCGATGTTCGGATTTGAGTGAGAGCATCTTGAAGTCGCTGCGCCCATTGTATTAACTCGTCCATGTAGTCTTCCTTTCTCAGTTACAAGTTTAAGCCATGCCTGTTTACCCTCAGCAAGCTGTCCAATACGTTTATTCAGCATTAAGTACTCCGACATCAACTTGGCCTCAGGAAACTTTAACCTCTTGAGAACAGTCTCATCAATCTTAGCTTCGCCAGATGGTGTGTATTCGTGAGGTCTCCAACCTCGTAATTCTTTGAGGCGTTTCGCAATGTGTTGTCGAGAATTAGGATTGAACTCAACAAATTTAATCTTGTTGTACGTTCCATTTTTTCTTTCTCCTTCATCAATGAACCATGAACCGAAGACATCTTTAAGAATTCCGGCAAGTTTGTCTCTTCTTTCTGAGAGTTTTGCGTAAAGTTCCACTGCTCCTACTGCATCAAAGTTAAAACCGTGATACTCCTGCTCATAGCAAATCTTAGCTATCTCATGTTCTAAGGTTACCGAAACTTCGGGGGGTAAACGGTCACTTAAATTTTTCCAAAGAATATCCGTCAAGTGAACATCATTAACACAGTAGTCAATCATCTCCTGAGTGAGTTCCTTAAACTCATCAATACCTGTAGAGCCGAAGTCACCCTTAAAGGTTCCTAAACGATAACCCCACGCTTTCAAGCTATGCGAACCCCACAAACGAGGTTCCAACCTCTTAACTGCTGAGTCCTTCTTTCGTATGTCAGGATAGATCAACTTAGAAAGTATCAATGTATCCTTCACCTGTTCTAAAGGCATCTCAAACCCATAAAAACGCTTTAACACCTCAAGATCGAAGCCTAAAAGATTATGCCCTATCAAAGTTTCGTTTTGTAACCCCTTCAACAGGACTTTAATCTCTTCAGAAGTCCTTGCTACCTCTACATGTTCGGTCACTGTATCTTTGATCACCACTACATGAACTTTTGAAACAGTGTCTAAAAGTCCATCTGTCTCAATATCAAGTATTTTCATTTTAGAAATCCTCCTCCCCTTCCTCTATCTCAAATCCATACTCAGTTGCAGTCTCTGATGACATAGACTCAGACATCCTTCCTGTCTTCTTAGAGTAGTGTAGGGTGTCACAGATCCCTGTCTCACCAGTCCAGCGGTTTTTTAAAATCCTAACTGTAGTTACGTCTGGATTCTCCTCATCCTGTTGATTCCTTTCACAGCCGATAACAATGTCTGAAAGCTGTGCAATCCCATGTGAACCTCTCAACTGGTTGAGTGAAGTCTTAACTCCCTCTTCATGCCCTTTATCGCCTGACGGTCTTCGTAAGTGTGATACTAAGATTAGTGAACATTGTAACTCTTCAACTAATGACCGTAATTTAGTCATCACAAAATCCAACATTCGGCGTTCATCACCACCTTCCATGCCTGATAATATGATTGTGATATGGTCCAAAATAATGTGACTACATCCTACTCCTCGTACTAGATACCGGATCTTGTTAAAGAGGTGTGATAGCTCCATAGACCCCCAATGGTCATACAAATAAAGATTCCCTGTTCCTAATACATTGTCGAAGCCTTCCTTAAGCTCTTCAGGTGTATAATCAGTAGTTGTAAGATGAATTGGTTTGTTTAAGTAGAGTCCTACAAACCCTAATGCTGTACGTTTAGTATTTTCCTCTAAAGCTAAATAGCCGACCTTCTGATCATGTAACATTAGTGAGTAAGCAATCTCTCGACAGACTTGTGATTTTCCTACCCCTGAACCTGCAGTGATTGTAACAATCTCACCTTTACGAATGCCTTGAGTCATGTTATTTAAACCATTGAACGGATACGGACATGATTCAACAGCTTCAGAAGTACTAATCATCTCCCATAGATCTCTGGTATCAATAATTCCGTCTGGCCGATACGACTTTGCATTCCAGATACAAGAAATTATTTCCGATCCTCTCCCTGCTTTGATCATTTCATTTGGATCATTCAGTGGAAGAGTCGCAATCTTAACTTTTCCGGGACTAAAGAGTTGAACACATTCATCAACTGCGTGCTGACCTGCTTCATCCTGATCAAACATCAAGACTACCGTTTCAAAAGTTTCTAAGTACTCCAGATCGTTTTGTAGAGCTTTCTTAGCTCCAGCAGCTCCTGTTGGTATCGAGACCACAGGCCACTTGTTACCTTGTGCCTGAGAGATTGAAAGTGCGTCTATTTCACCTTCACAGATCGTGATCATCTTTCCTTTCTCAAAAAGATGCTTACCGTACAGACCTGCGTGTTTTGTGTCTCCGAGGAACAAGAACTCTTTGTTCGGAAACCTTAGCTTCTGAGCAATGACATGCCCGTCTTTCTTATAATTTGCAATTTGAACTTTCTTACCTTTAAAAGTTCCAACTTGATAATCCCATTTGTCTATCGTTGCTTGAGAAAGTCCTCGCTTTATCAGCGGTTCCCTCTCCCCCTTGACAAACTCCATAAACTGTTCCCCTTTTTTTGGCTGTTGTTGCTGTTGTTGTTTATCTTTACTGTTCTCTCTATATCCACATCCAGGTGTGAAGCACCAACTATGACCGTCATCGTATAGGGCCAAATTGTCTATGCTTCCACACCTCGGACAGTTAACATGAGAAACGCAGTTACTCTCCGTTGTCTCGATCATTCTCTTCCTCTTCCTCACCTGTTGAGTAGAAAATTTCAGTGACATAAGGAAATCCAACTGCATTCAAGAATCCTTTGAAATGCTCCAGAAGATCTAGAATCGATTCTTCTTCACTTGTGACTATGACATCGTGTCCTTCGCCATCCTTATACGAAAATCGATACTTCTGTACGGGCCATTTTAACATTTTTTCTCCTTTATCCAATTTGTTGGTATTAGTTTGTCTGCATATAAAAAGCTATACTTCTCACACCATTCCTGACACGTAAACCTACCGCCCTGTACTTTGGAGTGGATATTTCCAAAGACAAAGCGGAGATCCATGTCAGGGTGTTGTTCACGAAGTACACGATGCTTACGTTGATCCTCAGCCTTAAACCATCCCTTCACTTCAATATAAATTCCATTTGGAAGTAGAAAGTCAGGCTTGTATTTTTTTGCTAGAGAGTAGGAGAGCCATCCTTCCTCATAGCAATACCTGACCTTCTGCTCGTCTAAGTTTCGGGCAACCTTGGCTTCAAGTCGTGAGCGATATCGACCTGTCCGCTTAGAAATCATCTTCGTTGTCCTCCTCCTCCTCCTTCACATCAACTTCTTCTCCTTCTTGTACGTCCAGAAAAGGATTTGCCTCATTACTACTACCGATCTCTTCTGAAGCCTCATAACCTTCTTCTTCGATGAAGCCTGAACCCTTCATCGAATCATACTCCACGAGTTCAATCACCTGAACAGCATTAAAATAAAGAGTAACCCCTGATTTACCATTAACTGTATAAGGCACAGGTGAGTAGGCAACTTTCACCGTTGATCCCCACCCGATATCCACTTTACAAGGTTTCATTTTCGCATCAATTACGATGATCTTAACTGCTCGTTCAGTCCCATCCTTACTCTTGAAGACAGGTTTCTGCTTGAATTTAAAAAGAGTGTTATCCCCATCTTCTTTGTAGGGGGGATACTCAGATGCCCCTTTTGAACCTGCGAATTTAATTTCATCGCTGATCCACCCATCAATCTCTGACATCCATTTCTTAGCTTCCTTAGATTTAGTAGGAAGTATTAATGTGATTTGAAACACATCGTACTCTGGATGAGGTTTA